CGTCGGCGTCGCCAATGCCTTCCCACGACAGGATGCTGTGCCGGATCAGCGCCACGGTGAAGGCGTCGGCCGCGCGCTCCTCGGCGTCGGGGCCGCCGGCACGAAGCGCGTCGCCCACCGCCCGGCGCCCGGCGCGCAGCGCCAGGAGGGTCGGCTGCGCGGGGAAGGTGACCTTCACCGCCGGCCGATCGCCGATCGCCGGGATCAGCTCATGCGCAGCCGGTCCCGGCTTCGTGAGGGCGAACATCAGCCCTCCGCCCCGGGGAGGGCCATGATCTCAGGGCCGTTCTCGCCGATGACCTCGATCCGGATGGCACGCACCTCGTCGACGGTGACGAAGACATCGCCATCGAGGACGAGATTGCCGTTCTCAACCTCGTACCGCAGAACGGTACCGGTGATCACGTTGGCCGCGATCACGCCCTTGATCGGCTCGCCGGTCGCGGTGTCGATAACCTGCAGGCGGCGCATGGCATCGTGATCTTCGATCCGGCCGGTATCGATGCTGGTAGGGGTATCCATCGTTTCTCTCCCGGGATCAGGCGTAGCTGGTGACGTCGTTGATCAGCGTGACGGTCAGCTGCGCTGCCTCCGCGCCCGACGCCTGCCAGTTGAAGGTGGACTGGAGCCCCTTGGGGCCGGAGATCGGCTGCTTCACGCGGGGCAGGAAGATGCGCGGCAGGACAAAGGTCAGGCTGCCATCGGTCTGCGTCCAGCCGAAAGAGATTTTGGCCGGCACCTTCCCGCGGCCCTTGCTGGCGAGCGGCCCGCGCGCGCCGCGTACAACGAGTTGGCCGTTCGACATAACCTTGCCGAGATCGACACCGCCGATGCGGCCATCGGCGCGGATGACCTCGACCTTGTCGAGCTGGTTCGAATAGGTGACACCGGCCGAGACGATGTCGCCGGCGACCACGTCGTCGACCTCGATCGAGCCGGTTGCCTGGGCAAAGCGCGGACCGCGCAGCACGGTCGGCACGCCGGCGGCGCTGACGGCTGATGCATCGGTCTCGCCCTGCGCGATCATCGCCAGCGTGGCGTTGAGCATCCCCGAGCGCTGCATGGGGATGTTGAGCGTGTTCACGACCGCGCCGTAATGCACCGAATGGCTCGGACCCTCGGGCTGGCTGATCTCGATCGACGTCGACGGCAGCGCCGCGGCACCCGACCTGAAGACGTGGCGGAATTTCGCGCCGTCGGGCGTGGTCGTCGGCGGGCCGAAGGTCTGGCGTAGCCAGAACCCGAAGCCGCGCAGGTCGACCGGCACCACGAGGTCGCCATCGTTGGTGATGACGTCATAGGTCGGGTCGAGGCCCTCGCGGCCGAAGCCGAGCTGGTCGTCCTCGATCAGCGGCTGCTCCTCACCCAGCGCATGGCTGACGAAGGGCAGGCGGAAGAAGCCGGTGGCGGGCACCTGGCCATAGGTGGCCGCGCCCTCGGACGCGGCGCTCATGAGGGCGTTGATGCCCAGCGGACGGACAGCCATGGGAAATCTCCTGTCGTGAAAGGGATCAGCCCAGCGGGCTGTCGGTCGAATACAAGGCGGTGATGGTGAAGGCGGCCCAGCCGAGCGTCGCGATGCCGGCGCCGGTAGCGAAGCCGGTGGTGGGGGCGGACAGGTCGAGGTAGCTGCACAGGCCGCCAAGCGTCCGATCGGCCTCCACCGCCCGGCCGATTGTCATCAGCCAGTCGTCGAGGATTTGCTGGCTGGTCAGCCCTCCGGCCGGATACGAGACCAGCTCGACCGGCACGCCATGCTCCCACCAGTAGCTGGGCGGCGACATATCGACCGACGGATCGCCGGGATCGCCCGACTCCACCGTGGCAGCACCGCCTTCACCGACCTCGTCGGGCTTCACCTGTTCGTCCGTCATGCCACGGACGTCCGCCTGCGGGCGCGTGGCGGCGATCAGGGCCTTGATCGCGGTGAGGACGTCCAGCCGATGCGACATGACTATCTCCAGCGGGCGTCGAGGTTGGCGGGGAAGCGCTGGGCCGCGATCTCCTGCGGGACCGACAGGTCGATCGACTTCGGCTTCTTCACCTGCGGAAGCAGGGTGAACATGATGACCGATTGCACCGGCCGCGGGTTGCGGGTCCGGCCTTCCTGCTCGCGCTGGGTCGCATTGCGCCACCGGCCGGTGGCCTTGCGGATCACCAGCTGCTTGATGACCAGATACGCCACGCCGCCCTTGCGCTGGCTCGGCGTCGTGAAGCCGCGATCGTTCGCGCTGATGAACACCAGCCGTCGGCCGAATCGCTTCTCGACCTGCTCGGGCGTCAGGGCATCGCCCTGCCGGTTGCGCGGGCAGTCATCGGTCGGCACCGCGAGAAAGCGCTTGCCCGCGCGCGGCGTGATCATCGCGCCGGTGGCATAGCTCTCGACGATCGCGGCGGCACCGCGTCCATCCTTCGACGGAGTGGCATAGACCCACCCGGCCGGCTCCAGCGCGTTGCCGGTGCGGGGATAGGTGGCGCCGCGGATCGAGTTGGGCAGGCGCTCCCCGAGTCCGGCTGCGCGGACCTGGTCACGAAACGCCTGTTTCACCTCGTCGGTCGTGTCGCGCATCGCCGCGGTGAGATAGCCGGCGACCTCGCGTTCGAGGCCCTCGGTGATCTTGTCGAAGTCGGGCGCCCCGACGCGGGTGCGGATCATGCGGCGATGATCTCGCAGAGCCAGTTGAGCCCCTCGAGATCGAGCCGCGGCCGGCCATCGATCACGAACTCCTCGTCGCCGATGAACAGGCGGTGGCCTTTCACCGGCTTGTCGACATCGGCGCGCTGGATCACTGCCATATCCTTGTCGGCGACCCACTCCGCGGTCGGCGTCTGGATATCGACGGTGCCTCGCGTCCGGATGATGCGGACTGGCAGGAGATCGCCCTGGCCATCGTCATATTCCGCCGCGACGGTGCCGGGCGACTGGAAGATCGTGGCGTTCGCGACGGCGAAGGGATCGTCCGGCACTGCGGCGATCACGGCGGCCGCGGCCGCCTCGCGCTCATAGGCGCCGTACCGGGTGATGACCTGAACGTCGCTGATCTCGGGGCCGAGGCCCATGAGCGCGCGCATTTCGACGATGGTCATGGCGTCACCTCATGGGTCGGGAATGGTGGTGGGGCCGGCCGGGGGAACCGGCCCCGCCTGCCGCCAGCGCGACGCCGGCGGCGATCGCGATCAGACGGTCAGGACGTCCGCGACATCGACGGCGCCGGTGGCGACCAGCGCCTTCAGCGTGTCGGCGTCGAGCTTGTGCTTCGTGGCGATCGCATCGGTGATGACCGTGCCGGGGTCGATCACGTCGGTCTTTCCCTTGCCGGTGCGCAGCTCGTGCACGGCGCGGGGCAGCTTGGTGATCTTCTGCGTCGAGGCGGCTTCGGTTTCGTCGGCCATGTGGCCCTCCGTGGGGTTTGCGGCCTCAGGGGCCATGGGTTGGTGGGTTTCGGGTGTGCGAGCCGTGGCCGCTGCACGGGCGGCGGGGTGGCCCGCGCGGGGTGCGCGGGCCATTGATCAGCGGACCGTCATGCTGCCGCTGCAGTTCGGGCGCTTCGGCACGAAGATCGGCGCCGACTGCGTCAGCAGCCATTCCGCACCCGGGTTCTCGTCGATCCAGTTCTTGGAGAAGAGGCGGGCCGCGCCGTAATCGTTGCGCGGGTCGAGGATCGCGCCGTAGCAGGGTGTGCCCTCATATGCGCCCGGAGCGCCGACGACGACGGTGTAATCCGGCAGCAGGCGCCGCTTCACCTTGGCCTCGTCCTCGTACACGTCGTTGTAGACGTAGATCTCGACGGTGCCGATGCGGCCGAGATAGACCGGCGAACCGAGCACGCCGGGCTTGAAGCCGAGGTCGACCGCGCTGGTGTTGCCCGACATGGTCGTGTCGAGCTTCTTCTCGAGCTTCGGGTCGGCCTTCAGCAGCTGGCCGGCCAGCTTGTCCATGACGACGTGGCTGGGCGCGGCGCCGGACTCCTCGGCGACCTCCTCCAGGAACGCCTCAAGGCTGTCGACGGCGGACACGCCGTTCTCGCCCCAGCGACCGGAGCCCAGCAGCGTCTTGGTCAGCGATGCCTTGCGCCCGAAGCTGACCACGGCGCGGGGATATTCCTTCCCCTCCATGATCACACCGCCGGTGCGGAGGATTTCGGCCGCCATGACCTCCTCGCGGCGTTCGATCTTCTTTTTGTGGCCCTCGAGATAGTCCACGAAGTAGAGCTGACGGCGTTCGGCGAGGGTGTATTCACCGCCGAGCGCCTCGCCGGGGCGGCGCTTGGTGATCTTGTGGGGATCGATCCGGTCGAGCGGCTTCAGATAGCCCGGCGCGAAGCTGTCGGTCTGGAACGGACGGTCCTGACCGGGCGTGCCGGGGGCATAGGGGCTGACGAACGGCGCGATGCGCAGGTCGTCGAACACGCGGTCGAACTTCACGTCGGGCGTGTCGAATTCGATCGGCGTACCACCGAAGAACAGCGTGCGCAGGAAGTTACCGGGGACGTGCAGGTCGGTGATGATGCCGACCAGGGTGGTCGGTTCGAGCAAATCAGGCATGTGGGGCCCTTCCAGAAACAGAAAGGGCGGCCAGACCTG